CACACTGCTTGATGCACTAAAGACGTTGCAAAAATCCATAGGCATATCAACTTGAAACTCTTCTAAGAATAACTTTGTTGTTCCTGAACCATCATCTCGTGACGACGCAACAAATAATCGTTCATGCACTGAGCATATTGAATGCCACTTGCCTTGCGTATCCCATAAAGACCACCCTTGCTTTTGATCGCCTCTGATCGAATAGAACACAGCTAAGGTGCCATCACTATTCAAAATGAAATCATAGGACTCAGAGCGATTCAAAGCTCCTTTAATAGACGCTTGTTGCACCGGGTCTACAATTAAATGTGGTGCAAGCATGGACACAGCAACGGCTGTGTATGACGCTTCACTATCGGTAAAGAGAAACTCTCGTAACGCTGTTCCTGTTTTTTGTATAAATAAAGTTGCACCATCAAACACAGTGGGTCTTACAAAAGATGAACCAAAAGGCGTTTGTCGTCTTATCTGTGCGTTAGCCGGAGTGACAGGTTTGTCTGTTGGAGCTTGAACAAACAACTCAGCACCAGTGGTAAACACCTGCAAATCTCTGTTCGAGACTAAATGTCTAATGGTAAATATCTCACCAACGTTGGCTGTTAAATCTATTGCGTCATTGTCGGATGCATCACCAACGTCAAAATTATAATACTGCCCAGACTTAGAACCCCATATACCATCAGGTTGTGCAAGTGTACCTCCAAACCATAATCTGTTTTGGTGAAACGTAACTGCCGCAGGAAATCCACGCACCGCTGAATAACTTTGCTCTTGCCATTCGGTTGTTGCTGAACCTGTGGCAACACGAGGAGCACCTCCACCATCAGCCGAAGCGTTAGCTGTTGCACTACCACCGGCTGTAAATTCATAAACGTTTTCATCAACTACGGCTGTGATAGTTCGACTGCCATTAATATTACTAATAGCCACACCGCCCACAGTTCCGGCTCTATCAATTACAATAGATGCATTAACGGCTAAACCATGCAACGCATGAGTGACTTGTATTGTGCCACTACCCTCGGCTGTCTTTAACGCATCATTATTTAGTTGCTGTCTTAACGTTCCATAGATTGTAGCCGTAACTGTTGTGGCATTAGTAAACCCTGTAATCTTAGCTTCAGCGTTACCTATCTTTAAATAAATACCAACGTGGGCTGATACAAAATAGTTAGCACTAGAGGTTAAGGTTCTACCTGAACCACTTGTTGCATTAGACGCAAGCGTTACCCCTAACGTTTGAAACGGATAGTAAGGTTGGAAAACGTTTTCACTATCAACTGACTCTTCAAAAGCAAACGTTTCCACAGCAAATGAAGTAAGACTAGTACGCACAAGTTTACGTGGGGCTACAGTTTGATGACAGATAAACATTATATCACCTTGCTGTGCAAAGGTGTACTCTTCTAAATAAGGTGCAGAGCTTGTGTTAACCAACCACGATTGAGAGGTAATCGTTTGTATCTTTGATATAGTTGCATCACTGGGGCTAATTTGAAACACATCAATCTGCGTGTTACTAAACGCAATTATGTATTGCTCGTCATCTGAAAAGATAAAAGGTTCTATTCTTAACGTCTGTCTTAGACCTGATGAATAAGCCGGAGCCGACGCAAAGTTATGCCAACGCTTAGTGCCGGGTCGTTTTGTTAATCCCCCTTCACCACGTATAAAGAAATTCCTGACTTTTTCAGCAGCGTTTTTATATATAGGTGAATCCGTTCTTGATGTTAATGACGGACTGACTTCACCAAACGTAAAACTATTTTGTGGTATTCTTATCCTAGCCATTAGCTTCGCCTATTTGAACTAAACCTCGTTGTTGACAAGGACCTTGTTGTTTGTTGTTGACTGTCTAAGTTGCGTGCCTTTGCCATTAATCGTTCAGCCTTGACCTCCATCATTTCCATTAACTTGTCATCACGTGCAATGGCTGTGGCAAACACAGACGCTAAAGCGTATTGCACAGCTAGTGAAAAGTAAGATGGGAAGGATGTTTCAGGAGCACGAAAGGTGTAGTCTGCAATTAAACTGTCACTAGTTGATGAATCTGAAAAAACTTTATCACCATAGATTGTGTAATCAATTTTATTATCGTTAACTGTTACAGCGTGTAACATAAGTAGATCACTCGGTAGTTGATGAGCAATATCAAACCGGCCCGTTGGTGTATCGGTGAGTTGATTAAGCGTTGCCTGTTCGGAAGAAAACCTCCAACGGGCAACGCATAATGATGAGCGAACGACATCTTCATACATGTTAGACGCAACCAAAGCTTCTGTTGTACTAAGTTCAAAAGAAGTGATTGGCTCGGCACCAATAAGCACGAGTGCCCTTGATGCCATATCCAACGCTGAATTAGATGCCGTTGATGCCATTAGTTATTAGTCGCTATCTGTTTCTGCTATTGCTGTACCATCAGATACATCAACGGCAGTACCGTTATTACTTAACACAGTGACAAAACTTGTTGTTGGTGCATTACTATCCACCACAAGAATAACGTCACGAACGTTAAGCATATTTGCTGCACCATTAAAATAGTTTGCACTATTTACAGTTGCAATAGCATCAACAGTTTGATAACCCCAGAGGTTGAATCCACTTCCTCCGGCTAATCGTATTAGTCCACTTGCTCCATAAGCCATGTTATATCCTCCTATCCGTTATTATCAAGGACTTCATAAATGCCGTTGTCGTCAATTACGACAGCACCCATGGACATCATTGATGTTGCTAAGTGTGAAACCTTTTCAGGTACATAGTTTAACTCGGTTGTAACATTCGCTCCAATACCAAGACCAACTGCACTATTATGATAAGCTAAGTTCTTACCACCTGCGATTGCTGACGTTGAGAATATGTTAAACCCTAAGAAATTTTTCATAGTCATACCACCTGCATACGGAAGGCTTTGATCACCGACGTAATCGGATGATGCAAATTCTTCAATAAGAAACAGATCAGCAAAACCTTTAGGATTCATAGCCAAATAACGACCACCATCTTCAGGTAAGTTTGCTGTGCCAAACGTTTCAAACAAAGTTAACAAGTCTGCTTTTTCAACAGCAGCGTTTGTTGCGTTTATTTGAGTTGAACTAGCACCGGCATCCATTGCGGTTACAAGTATCTCGTCAGTCTTTCGACCTAAAGCTGAAGCCGCACTTGTGGCTATAGCTTGACGTTCGTCTATGTTTGTTTTTAACTCATCAAGTTTATCTATATACTCAGCGGCATAAAAGTCTTGAAGAGTCGCTTCGACTGTGGTGTGTGTCAACTCCATTGGAGTTATCATACCATTTCGTGATTTCGTTGAAGCAGAACCGACACCGATTTTTTGAAAGCGTACCACGCTTCCTGCAACATTACTTACGTTACGAACTGTGTTCATTAACTTTGAACCCATTCTTTGATAAGCCATGTGTACTTCGCTCTCGAACTGCTTGATAAAAGCTGTATCTATTGTATTAGCCATTATCAATCCTTTCCCTGCAAAAGCAGATTAGTTGTTAAGGTTGCTTTCGGTTATCTGCTCTTTGCCTCATCCAGTTATCCGTTAGGGCTGTCCGCTTATTACAGGCCGTGTGTACTAATTGAATTGCATAGTTTCACTTTCCTGACAACGCACAAATCGTAACACCTGATGCCCATTAACCTCAAAGGATTTGGGCATAATCATAAAGCCTAAATACCCTAGCCACGTTAGCGTTTTGTAATGTTCGACAGGGCATACGTTCTGCAATAAATAATACTGATCTTGAAAGTAATCTAAGAAAGCCGGCGACCATTTAAGAAATGTTTTAGGATGCTTGTCCACCACGTCAGAACATAGCATCCATATAGTTCCAACTAGTTCATGCTCGGGCACAACCCCAAACATCATCACAGGTTTATCATCCACTAAAGCCGTAAAGGTTTCAGCACCACTATTTTGTAGTGGTGACATCAAAGCACGCCAAGGCGTTTCACCGGCTATCATACATTCACGCACATCCGTTGATCTTAGTTTGTGTTGAAGATAATGAGCGTGACTAGGATGGCCTTCGACTACCCTAGCAACTCCGTAATTACCCTCCCCCGTGAAGACGTTTAAAGTCACTGTTCACCTCTTGAATAAACGCATTGTCACGTTTGCCTTGTTGCCAGTAACGCGGGTCTTTCATCTTGGATTCAATATCAGCTTGCGTTACCTGACCAGTTATCACTGATGGGGTAGCCACATTACTTCCTTTTGTTTGTTCAATGATATGTTCTAAGGCTTTGATGCCGGCTGATGATGAACCCAGTTCAGCCACGGCTTGTTGCATATTTTGGTCGGGAAAAAACTTATTCATCCATAACTGCACAGCTTCCACTCTCATGTTAGCGTTGTCACCTAAGTCTTTACGCACGGCTTCTAAGTCAGGTTGCTTTCCTGCCACAGCGTCAGCGTACTTTGCAATGCCTTCAGCAAATTCATCTTGGCTTAATCCATTGTTCCATGAATAGTTAGACCACCAGTCAAGCAATTCATTATCAACGGCTTCGGTTTCATCAACAGTCTCAGGTAAAACATACTCACCAACAGTTGCCGGTCGTTCAGCAAACGCTTCGGTTTCCATCTCTGACATTAGTTTAGTGCGTAGTTCGTCTTCGCCTTTACCAAGCTTACCTTCTAATTCACTATAGGCTTTTGCCATATCAGCCGGATCGTTAAACTTTTCAGGCAACCATTCAGGTCGTTCAACCGCCGGGGTTTCCACCTGCGTTTCTGTTGTTGCCTCAACTGGGGCTTCAGCTTGGGGTTGTAGTAATGTTTCTTCCATGGTTTATCCTCTCTGCATGTTGAATACGTTTAGCTATTAAAGCCACTAGATACCTTTGACCTTCAAGATGTCTGAGTTCTTCACTTGTAATGTTAGGTCCCGATATAGCTTCAATGGTTATTGATTTTAAATACTGCAACGTAACTAGTCCACTCGGGGTGTTGAGTGTACTAGCTAAGTCGAGGGAGATTTTTTGATCTTGTTCTTGTGAGCGGGGGTATCCGTCAACCCCCAAGTGTTTGGATGTTTGGGTTTGCATTTGGGTCTATTCCTGTTTGTTGTTGCATCTGTTGTGCCATCTCAACCATTTGTTTTCGTTCTCCTACATCACGAATTAAATGGTCTGGCACCCCAAATTTCTTGGCTAGATAGATTGCTGTTTCCTCTGAGGAGACAAGGAGATTAATGACATCAGGCCCAAACCTTCCTGCTACCATTTCAAGAAACCTATCTAGGGAAACAATATCTTGATTTGATTGTGCCTGTGCCAGTGGGGAAACACTTTTTATCTTTACTTCTCTGCCATTGACAGTGGGTATTTCTATCCTACCCTGCTTTGTTAAAAGATAAACCACACGTTGAAGAACGGGTTGAACCATCTCAGCTTGCAGTCTTCCAAATGCAGAACCAATCTTACGAGATAAGTCAGCCATACGTTCCGCTACCTCGGTAGCTGATGCAGGTGTTTTATTCGGGTCGCCAAGCATATCATTATACAAGGCACGCTTAATATTATTTCTCATGTCATTTAAAATTAAGTTAGCGACATCAAAGTTTCCTGCAGCCCTTATTGGTTGCAGACCTTGAGAGTTAGGAGCCTTTGGTATAACAGTTCCCGGCACTAAGTTAATTGTGTCTACGTTAATAACTCCATCATCATCCATCTGATAGATACCACTAATAGCCATCTGTGCATTTTCAAGCACCAACTCTATTGTAAGGTTAGCACTTTTAATCGCACTCAACGCATTGACAGCGGGGCCTCTTCCGTAAATT